TTTGAAGTCTCTACCTCTGTAAAGAAAGTCAATGATGTAAATTGTGGTATTTAATACCCATGTGTTGAATTGTTTCATTTAGTCTCGTTGCCTCCAATCGTCTGAACGGTCTGGTCTAAACCAATCTGCTATATCGTCTGCTCCGTAAAATCCGTTCTTATTTGATTTTGGATCTCCTATGTCCAAATATTTTAAACAAGAACCATCTTCATCTGTTGCTAATCTTCTTGCTGAACTTAACATACCTCTTGCTGATGTGTTTGCTTTAGCCAATTTCTGGGCCCAAATCATATCACTCATGGTGACTTCTGTTCCAGAAGCAATATCTTTGCAAATTGCTTCTAATCTTAGACGGTATTTTGTAGATAACATAAACTAATATATGTAATTAGTATTATCTATACGTACGCTAGGGGTGGTAGTACCACAAGTGTCAGTATAATAACACCAAATATTAAACAAGAGGATTTTAGTGGTAAATCTTTCATCTAATCCTCCTTAAGACAGTACTCACAAGAAAGAGGAGTTGCCTTCATATCGGGCAAATCCTCTTTTGCTTGTTTTATTGCTGTATATGCGTCATCTGCGTACTCGCAGATTTCGTAATGATTGTTTTGTAGGTCGTGATAACCAATAACGTAATGGGACATGATAGTTTCAACTCCAGTACACTAATATTTAGTATAACATACTAGGTAGAAATACGCATTATTGTGTGGACTCCCACACTATGATTATCTTGTTTTGCTAAAAAACTCTTTAAGTGATGATTGTAATTGTCCTTTATTTTCAGTATCTGGTTCTTTATATCCTCGCATTCTTTTCCATTCCTGATACATCGCACCAAGCAACCAAGATTGAGATAGACTCTTAGGCCCATTCTCTAGTAACTCTCTTTGCTTTTTATTCAAATGTTTATATCCTTTATAATCTTCTCTCCAGTTAGAATCATCCATAGGTTCGTTTGTCATTGTGTTTTGTATTATAACACTATATTATATAGTTTGCAACCTAACAATCTTTACTCATACTTTCTGCCATACTTCCACCAATCTCTGCACCCTGATTTCCACTAAACATTGTTACCCAACCAGCAGCAACCCAACCAACAAAGGGAATAGCAGAGAGAGCAGGAGCAGCTGCAGTACCAATACTAGAACCCACGAGTCTTCCTGTTCCTTCTGCTCCACCGATTGCTTTGATACATGCCTCTGATTTACCGTTGGCAGAGATTTCGGTTAATCCATTTTTATGATGAACTGCACCATCCATCGTATATTCTTCTGTTATCTTTTCAGTATTATTTGCAAGTCCTAAGAAACCACCTTTCTTCTTAATATCCTTTGTAATATACATCGTCTTCGGATCATTTGCTTTATAACTGATTCGATATCCTTCTTTATTAACTTCTGCTAGGTATGAGGTATAAGGGCCCACTGGAATATCCAGTGATGGTAGTTTACTTTCTCGATTTGAAAGTAATCCTATCATTCCAATATGTGAGATGCCAAGAACAGCACCTAAACTAATTGTTAACCACTTGTTCATAAGTTCCTTTATCCTGTAATTTTTCTACAACCGTCTTTGCTTGCATTGGTGCGACATCACCGAGTCCGTTAGCATCGAACCAAGGTGCACTTTCCCAATCAAATCCTTCACCGAATGTATTATCAGGTGCCATGACATACCAGTGACACTTTGCATCAGGTATATCTACTGCACACACTGCCCAATCATCTGCCCATTGTGGCACTTGAACATACATCACAGGTAGATGATCAGCAAGAACTGGTGTCGCTATGAGAGTAATGGCAAACAAAACTACGCTTACAAAAATCCGAGGAATGTATCTAATAGACATCGGATGCTTGTAAACTTCCATTACTTCTGCATAGGACAACTTGTTCTTCATTTTGATGAATCTGGTACAATTTTTACTGGTGCTGACTCAATCCTTATGGTTTGAGCTGGTGCAGTTTCAGATGCTTTAGCAATAAGGAACTCCATATCCTTTTTAGATATGTTAGCACTACCAGGTTCACTATCACCTTTTTTCTTCTTACCTCCCGTTTGGACTCCGAAAGTGGCCAGAGTTCCTGTGAAGACCGAAGCTATAAAGGTTGGATCAATTTTTTCTCCTGCGTCATAACCTGGTATTTTAACGTAGTTCAAAGTTAAAATTCCTGCAGACCACACGAGAACAATAACTCTTATGAGTGTTGCTAGGTATGCTAGTTGCTCTTCTTTATCATCAACTGCTTCTTTAATTTTACCAAGAATGTTTTTTGGTTTTTCCTCGGTAACTTTCTTTGTTTCTGCCATAAAAATTAAGACGACTATTTATATATAGACACCTTAACCTTGCATTAACTGTTTTGATTTACAAATTATATGACCTTTCTAATACTCCAATATTGTAATCTCTTCTATCTAACACGTATTCCATAAAGGAAATTTCAACATCTTCTAGGTCGGTGTTACCTCCCATAATCCACTGATGGCAAAATTCGTATACATCTCTGCAATTATCATCTAAGTGATGTTGTAAGGCACGAAAACAATCGGCTCTTAACTTCATTTTTTCATCTGTGTACATCCAGTCGTCCATAATGTAATAAGTAGCATACTTATATTATACCAAAGGTTCCTGCTGTTATGCCAATTGTTACGAAAACAAAAAATTCCACAAGGTCTCTTGAGCCTGATGGAACTGATAACAAAAGTTGATTTAAAAGTTGAAAAATCATGTCGTGTTTTTTTGAGAATCGTTCCTGATTATTATTCTATCTCCTTCAATTGTGAACACTAGGTCATCATCGGCATCCCAACAAAGTTCTTCATACAAAGAATTAAGTTTGGCCATATCTTGCCAAAGAATATCTGGATCGGGCATAGTAAATTTTCTAATTTTCAGTATTTATGAGTAAATAAACGGTAAAATATTACCACTGAAAAGAAGATACACACCTAAACCTGATATAAAAAGTGCTTGATACATCTATGCTCCTTGATAAACTGGTGTCATAATTCCACCTCCTTCATCATCATCGTCATCATCGCCATCAGCAGCATTCAGAAACAATTCAAATGCGACCAAAACAGACATTGGATAGAATACCCAAAGAATAGCCTTCCATATTGGAAATGAGTCCGTAGTGAATTGTAGTTCTGTCATTTACTCCTAATGTTACGATTTACGAATAATTATTTAGTTTTGTAAAGTTCTAGGGGAAAAAAATTTAGACCCAAACGGATCCGTAATTTCCCACTAGAGCAAAGATAGAAATGAGGATTGTGAATCCAGCTGTTTTCTCTTTAGTCATTATACGAAACCAGGAATAATTTGACCTGTTGTTAGGTAAGCACCAACTGCTGCTACGAATCCTAACATAGCGAATCTGCCATTTAATTTTTCGGCAAATACCTTTTCCTTTTCAACTTCTTTTTTCATTTAGAATATACCTGGAATGATGTTTCCTGTTGTTGCGTATGCACCTATTGCTGCTACGAAACCAAGCATAGCTGCCCAACCATTAAATCTTTCTGCTTCTGGTGTCATGAGTTTGTACCTCTGAATAATTGTGAACTGTGAATTGAATTTCATTTTAAAAGAAACCTGGTGCTATTTCCCCAAATAACACATAGTTTACTGTGCCGATGATTAGACCAAGCATCGCTAAACGACCATTGACCTTCTCAGCATATTTCCAATAAGAATGATTAGTATCCATTAGAATATACCTGGAATAATTTGTCCAGTCGTTACGTATGCACCCAGGAGTGCAACCATACCTATCATAGCCCAACGACCATTAACTTTCTCAGCGTTCTGAGGATATCCCTCATAGGAAGCACTTTCATCTATGTAAGTCTTGTTTCATTTGGGAAAGCGTTTTGTCTTCCACCTGATTCTGTTGTAACTGTCATTGAATTATTAAGTTATGTAACTATATTATATAGTAAATCTTAAATTTTGTCAAGAAACTTAATATTTGGACTCACAAACATAGAAAAGGGGATCTTATGACCCCCATTAGATTAACTTATGTAACGATTACAATTTTATCTGTCTACAAGCTATCGCACCTTGTGCATACGTTCTACAATTAAATGCTTTATCTTTATTCATTCTTGCTAATAAAAAAATGACCGCAGTTAACTGGATCATTAGAGTGATAGGAACCACTATTTTTAATAGAGTTTTTTGTTTATTATCCATAGTAGTTCCAAATGTTACGATATCGTAACTATTTACCTATTCTCTCAACCGCAGCACGAGACTTCTCAAGAATGTCACCCTTAAGAGGAACGAATCCTAGTGTAGGTGCCTTATCCTGATACTCATCACTCAATAGAGTTGATAGAGATGTCTTGATTGCCTTTGTGTTTCTACCATTGCCTTCTTCATATGCAAGAATCCAAGTTAGAGATGCAATCGGATATGCTCCTTCTGCTGTTGGATTAGGGTTCTTACCTGCAAGGTTCTCATCAAGGGTAATACCATTAAGTGCCTTTGCTCCTGCTTCAACAGATGGTTTTAGAAACTCACCGTTTAAGTTTTGGAGTGCAGCAGCAACAATGTTACCTTTAATGTATGACTGGTTTACATAACCGATAGCACCAGGTGTGTTTGAAATCACACCAGCAACACCAGCATTACCTTTTCCACCAACTCCAGCAGGCCAAGCAACTGACTTACCAGTTCCAAGTGTCCATGTAGGAGAGAATGCTTCCATACTATTAG